CGTTCGAGTCCTCTTTGTGGGAGTATCGTCCCGCCTACGATAAGTTCAAAGACCCTCGTAGAAACTCTAGAATCCATAAACTCCTCATCCATCAGTACATAGACAGCGAGTATACGATTTGGGTAGACGGGAATATAGAGCTTATTGACGAACCAGAAAAGCTAGTCGAAAAGTACCTCAAAGACCACGACATCTTCTTCTTTGAACATGAGGGTAGGAAGTGTATCTACGAAGAAGCGTTAGAGTGCGTCCGCCGCAAACTTGATGACCCCGCTAACATCCGCGAACAAGTGGTAGCGTATGAGGAAGCGGGCTTCGCGAAGAATAAAGGACTTTACATAGGCAATTTTATTATCAGGAGAAACACGCCGAAGGTACAGGAGTTCAATAACGCGTGGTGGAGCGAGTATTGCCGGTATTCGGTACGAGACCAAATAGCACTTCCTTACGCTATAGACCGCGTGGGGATGCGAGTGAACTCCGAGTTTGCTCCGTGGACATTAGCCTCGGATAAGCACTTTGCCCAACGGGGAGACGCAGTGCGTATTTGGCCACACCTCATAAGAAACATACCAAAATGAAAAGTATCCTAGCCCACTTCACCGATTTTAATCATCATCCCGCTCGAAGGAAGAAGAATACCTTTGGGGCTTTGGGCTACTACCGTACCTTCAAGCCCGCTAAACAGCTTAAGAACTACAACGTAGACATTGTCGGGACGGACATCGTTGACTACGGGGTAGATTTCACCAGTAACTGGGCAAACATCTTCCAACAGTACGACATGGTTTGGATTATGCACTACCTAAGCGAGCCAAACGCCGCCGCACAAGCCTTCTTCAAGGACAAATATAAAAAGAAACTTGTCTACGATATAGATGATAACTACCTCGACGTTCCTGAATCTAACCCCGTCCACGACAACTTTAAGAAAGGCAAACGAAACAGGGCGATACTTTCAGCCTCTTTCTACTTTGCAGACGCTCTTACGGTATCTACCGAGCCGCTTAAGGAACGGTTAGAGAAACACTTCTACGACGTTCACAAGATAAAGAAACCTATCTTTGTGATTCCGAATATGAACGACATCGGAGATTGGAAACACGTTCCTGTAGAAAAACATAAAGACCGTATCACCATAGGGTATTCAGGTTCTAACTCTCACCAAGACGACTTGCTGATGATTCTACCTGTCATTGACAAACTCATGGCGAAGTATCCGAATCTCTGGTTTGAGACGGTTGGAGCTATAGATAAAGACCGCCTCCACACTTACTTCAAGGACTTCACGCCGAAGCACCTTGAACGGGTTGCGATGGTAGCGTACACACCGACATTCTGGGAATATCCTGAACACCTCGCAAATCAAAAGTGGGACATCGGTATCGCTCCGCTTGTCGATACTGCGTTCACGCGATGTAAGAGCCATATCAAGTTTATGGAGTATTCAACATATAAAATACCAACAGTGGCATCTAGGGTTTACCCATATTTTATGGAGTTGTGTGGCAGGAAAGTAATCACGGATGGTGAAACTGGATTCTTGTGTAGAACTCCCGCCGAATGGGAAGCAAAACTCACAAAGCTTATCGACTCTAAAGAGCTTCGAGAGAAAATCGGAAAACAAGCATACGACCACGTTAAAAAGGACTGGCAATATAAGGATTTTGACGTAGATTCTGTTTTCGATAAGATATTCGATTTACCTAGCAATTAAGCCATATTTTCAGGTTTAGTATACGCAAACGCCCTATTATGTGGTGTGGTTTCGTATACTTTAATTATGCCTAGCGGAGTATATGTGCGAACAGAAAAGCATATAGAGGCAATGAGAAAAAGGAAGTTTCATCCTAACTCGCTGGCTGTACTTTTGAAAATGGCGAAAGAGCGCAAGGGTAAACACAGAGAACCTTTCTCGAAAGAATGGAAGGAAAATCTTAGTAAAGCTCATATGGGAATTGCCGTAACAAAGGGAATCAAACGTCCACAACAGAGTGGAAGGAATCATTGGGCATGGATAGAGGATAAGTCAAAACTGAAGCGTTACGGAGATGACAAGACTGATAGACGTTCCCCTGCACATAGATATTGGTCTCGACAAGTCAAGAACAGAGACGGTTGGAAATGTAAGATAGCCAACGGTAATTGTTCTGGGAGAGTCGAATCCCACCATATTCTAGGTTGGAAGGAATACCCAGAATTGCGTTATGAGATAAACAATGGCATCACATTATGCCACGCGCACCATCCACGAAAACGCGCGGAAGAGAAACGGCTAAGCCCCTATTTTCAGAGCTTGGTGTCAGTATCAAATAAACAATTTTGACTTTAGACGATATTAGGACAAAGGTTCACTTCCTTACCAGTACCAACACTTCGTCATTTCCCGACGCTTCGCTTGTGGTTGAAGCGAACAACGCGCTTGACCGTGTTAGTTCTCTTATCATGCAGTCCGATGGACGCTGGCAATGGGACGATGAGAATAATACCGACCTGCCTATCGCAACGACAGCACTTGTACAAGCACAGCAGGACTACACGCTTTCTATAACGCATCTTTCGATTATCCGCGTTGAAGTACAGGATTCATCCTCTAACTGGCACAAGCTCCGTCCCATTGACCAAGCGGATGTATATGACCAATCGCTCACTGATTATCTTAAACAGAACGGACTTCCGACGTACTACGACAAACTTGGTAACTCTCTTTTCTTGTATCCTGCTCCCGATTACGCACAAGCAGCTTCTTTGAAGGTGTATTTTCAGCGCGGGCCAAGTTATTTCACAACGGGAGACACGACGAAATCCCCTGGCTTTAACGCGCTCTATCACGAGCTTATACCGCTTTGGATTTCCTATAACTACGCAATTGCTAACGGGAAAGAGAACGGAAACGCTATCTTTGCCCAGATTCAGGCGAAAGAAGACGCACTTAAGGAAGACTACTCCCTTCGCACGAAAGACGACCACATCAGGTTAAAAGCACGCCCGATGAGGTGGAACTAACATGGCTCTTGCATACGGCACATCAGTCTCAGGTTCCTCAAGCTCAGCGACAATAACGCAGTCTATTACACCCGCCGCTACGGACAATACTATGCTCGTTGCTACTCTTACCGAGCACGGCACGGGTACTCCTCCGCATGGAACATTGAAGTACAACGGCAATTCGATGACGTTTGTAGCATCTACAAATGACGGTGCAAACACTGATACACCGATTTCAACTTTCTATTACTACATCGGACTGCCTGACGGTAGCGCACACGACATTGTCTCAACGGCAGGAGACGGAACAATAACCCGTTGCAACCTCACGGCGGTTACTCTTACAGGTGCTTCTTCTACGGTTGGCGGGAATGCAAGCAATCATGGCTCCTCTACTTCCCTTACCATAACGGTAACTACGACGGGAACGAACTCGATAATCGTTGACGGTATTAACGAGAATGGAACCAACGCGCTTTCTAACAGCGGAAACTCGACGAACCGTGTATCAGTAACCCCTGGCGATGGAACATCGGCGTATGCGGGAACGACAACCGCCGCAAGTGCCGGTTCAAATAGCGTAACGTATACGAAAACAGGTACAGCATCATGGGGCGGTAACGCAATAGAAATCATAGCCGCACCCACGGTAGTACCTTTCTCTACAAGCGATTCATCAGCGACAACGGATACCGCTTCGCTCATGGAGATGAGTTTCATAAATAAAGCGGATACCAGTACCGTAAGTGATGTCGTATCCCTTCTTCTTAGGAACCTTATATCAGTCTTTGACTCTACGGCAGTCTCTGACACCGTCAGGATTAAATATGATTGGGTAAATCTCTCAAGAGACGCAAGTTCATGGGCGACAGCAAGCGAATCATCCTCAACATGGACTAATCTTTCACAGGATACTTCGACGTTCGCCAACCAAACAAAATCATGAAAACTGTCGCACTAGAGAACTTCGGGCAAGGTATGACAGCCGACATCCGTGACCAGAGCGTCGGAAGGGTTAAGCTCATTAAGCACTTCGACATCCTTACCCGTCCTCATACGCTTACCCCGTACCATTCGCAGATAAATGGAGACAGCAACTCTGCAAATAATCAGATGACTGATTTTGTTCAATGGCAAAGTCGTATCTACGGTATCGGTCAATGGAGCGCAGGTAAATTGCTGATAAACTACCAAGACACCTTCACTAGTTCTTCGTGGTTAAACACGGCAAATAACGCTGGAAATCATATAGCAGTCCCAGGATGTTTTGTTTCGTATCACAATCTTCTCTATGGCGTATATGATTCAGGAAAAGTATGGAAATACGACCCTACAGGAGCTGGGCTAACCGAGGATTCAATCCCTGGGCCGATAAACTCAATTCCAACGGCTGCCCCTAATTATGACCAGCCGAACGGAATTGTACACTCAAAAGATGACATCCTTTATCTTGCAATAGGAAACATCGTCGCCTCAAACAATAACGGCTCATGGACGAACCCCGCACTTACCCTTCCAAGCGGTTACATCATCACCGCAATGTGCGAATACGGTAACTACCTAGCTATTGCCTGTACGACCACAAATAATGGTGTAATGCCTACGGGCCGCTCGGTCGTCTATCTTTGGGATAGAGACTCCACCCTCAATACCATCTCGGAAGTTATAGATTTCGGATTCGGAGTTATCCGAGTTCTCGACCAGATTGAGGGTGAATTAATCGCCGTATCGCTTCGAGAGGATGTATTTAGCAATCTCGCTTCAAGGTTTATTTTCAGAAAATATGCAGGCAATCAAGCGGTTACCTTTCAGGAACTGATTGCCTCCTCAACGACGGGTCTTATGCTCGGACGCGGGCAGAGATATAACAACAACCGCCTATATTTCATGGCTGGTATTGAAATAGATGGAACGCTTCACAATGGAATATGGGGTATCGGTAAAGACCCAAGCGGGCATTGGATAGTGTGGTTCGACCGCCTTCCGAATAATGACACAGCGATTGCGGCAGGTTCTCTAACGGGATTCTATGTTATGGGCGATTTCATGTATATCTCGTATAACGACGGCGGATACAACCTTACGATGACTAGTAGCACTTCAACTGCCTATGCAGGGTCTTCGATTATTGAGACGGTGATAAACCCAAATATGCCTGTTCTCGACCACACGGCAAACAAACAGCTTGAGACTATCGCGGTATCCTATGACCCTATTCCTTCTGGCGGTCAGGTAGTTATCAAGTGGAAAGTAGATGGAGGAAGTTGGAATACCGCACGCACCGAGACTACGGTAGGCAGAGTAGTAAGTGAGATTCCTTCCGCCGAGGCTAACTTCACATCAGGCCGCGAGTACCAGTTTCGCATAGAGTCAACAGGCGGCGTCATGCTCACGGGGATGAAGTATAAGTACGAGCCGCTTACCACCCTTATATGAACCCTCTCGAACAACGTATAGCGGCACTTGAGGCCATCCTTGGACGAGGAAACTTCGCTACCGCCTCAGTACAGCAGAAAGACGCTACCTTCAACGGAAAGTTAAAGCTCATGAATCGAGACACGCTCCCTGCCTATGCCGAGGCGGGGCAACTAGCGGTACTAAACGGGGTACTCTATGTTGCTTCAGCCTCAAATACATGGACAGCGGTTACGGGTGGGGCTGGAACCATCATTACTTCGGGACTCGGCGTTCACTCGATAGCGTTCTCGACAACTACTTATGTAGACACAAGCGGAGTATCTACCACCATAACCGATTTGGGCGACATCGTTACCCGTTCAGGACAGCTCAAGAACCTCTATATAGCGATGAAGTCTAACTCGGTAAACGGTACTACGACCTTCCAACTCTATAAAAACGGTTCAAGCACCACTGTCACTACGACGGTGGGGTCATCAAGTACCACTACCGCAAGTGATACGACGCACTCCGTGTCGGTGGTTGCGGGGGATATTATTAGAATGATTGTGGTGACGGGTGGTTCGTCGGGAACCATCGCGTTCGGGTTCTCTTATGAAATAGATTAATTTATGGCTACTTCAACTTCAGGAACAATACAGAACGGCGGAGGAGACTATATGTCTTCAACCATCAATCCTGCAACGGGAAGGGGGACGGTGATAGTGCCTGGGGGTGATAGCACCTTCGTCCACGATTCCGCAACGGGAAGTGCCGTAAATGTCCCCGCACCCTCTCAAACCACCGATGCTTCAAAGGTGAACAGTTATATGTCAGGGAATACGACAGGTTCTGTGTTTCCGCCTCCGCCCGCTGCCCCGACAAAGGGAACGTCTGCTAATACGGGCGTCCCTAACCCCATCCCGACGCCGCAAGACATCATTAACCAAGGAAACGCTCAAACTCCCGCCGAAAAGACTAACCAGTCCCTTCTTGAAAAGGTTGCGGCTCTTATAGGGCAGAAACAGAGCCAACAGGGACTTACGAACGCCGCTGAAGCTAAGGCTGGTGTCCCCGCCCTCACTAAGACCGTCAATGACTTAAATACCCAGCTTGAGGGACTAAATAATCAAGCTCTTGACCTTCAGAATCAGGCACGTCCAGGCGGTGCTATAGAAAACAAAGAACAACAGAATGTCCTTGGACGAGGGGTTACTGCGGCAGGTCTTGCGCCAATTACCGCAGGAGACCTGAGAAAGAACCAGATTCAGCAGTCTGCTATCGCTTCTCAAGCTCTTACCTTGAAATCAGCTATCTACGGAGCGCAGGGACAACTTTCTCTTGCGAAAGACGCGGCAGATAAGGCGGCACAGGCACAGTATGAAGACCAGCAGAATCAGATTGACTACCAGAACGCTCTCATCCAGGCAAACCTTCCCCAGATGACTAAGGAGGAAAAGAATCAGGCTCTCTTGGTTCAGACACAACTCGCAGACCGTCAGACCCAGATAGATAACGCTAAACAGGATAAGCAGACCATTATCGCCCTTGCTACAGCGGCTCTTAAGAACAATCCTAACGACCCAGCGGCACATTATGCGGCTCAACAAGCTCTTGCACTTTCTAATCAACAGCAACCTGACCTCCAAGGAGCGTTTAACTTGATAGGTAAGTATCAGTCAGACCCTATTGCAACCCAACAGGCTCTCTTGAATCTTCAAAAGACAAGACAGGATATCAGACTCAATAACATGAATCTTGGGCTTGATGCAAGTGGTAAGCCTATCGCTGGTGGAGGAAGCGTTCCGTCTAATCTTCAGCCGTACTATAAGACTGCTTATGATGGAACTCCATACGTAGACCTCTCTACCCTTTCGCCTTCACAGAAATACACAGCAGCTCAAGTAGCTTCGGCGAATGGTATCAAACCGATTCTTACTGCCGAGGATGCGGATAAGATAAGTCACATCGCAGTAACGAAATCAAACCTTCAGGACATTATCAGTGCGTTCAACTCAGTTCCTGTTGAGAAGGATATTCCGTTCGCTCAAGGAGTCGATAACGCAATTAAGGACTTCTTCGGAGACCCGACCATCCGTTCCTATCAGGACTTCCGCACTTCAGCTATCAACACCCTTCAGGCTCTTGCAGGAGGTTCTGGTTCAGGCTTCCGCATCACGCAGTCTGAAATCCAAGCGGCTATCAAGGATATTCCTATCTTGACTGGGCCTTCTGCTGATACAAGGGCTTCGGCACAAGCAAAGATAGATAATCTGAACGGACAGATTCAGAAGTGGCAGACCCAGATACTTGGCGGTGGGAATACCGCCGCTAAGGACGCAGGTACTACTATCATGACTGGCCCAGGCGGTACATTTGCAGTTCCGAATGACCAAGTGGAATTATTCAAAGCTAACGGATACAAATGATATGGCTTTCGACCCACTAAAATACGGGGCAACGCCAGTAACGCAGGGTTTTGACCCTACAAAATATGGTGCTACACCAACGCAACCACAACAAGCAGCTCAACCGTCTTTTGCGGATTCTATTTGGAATAGTCTTGCAGGGATAGGTAAGAATATCGGTAGCGACATTCAGAGCGCTGGGAATGATGTAAATGCCGCTATCAGCGGAACGGGACAGTATCAAGGTCAAGGGCCGTGGCAACGAGGGTTTTCAGCAGCTTCTAGTGCCGCAAACGCTATACCGAGCGTAGCCGCAGACCTTATCCCTGGAGGTAAAACAGCTCTCGGAGCATTAGGTTCAGGCTTTAATGCCGCTATAAATGCACCGTCCCAGCTTTCAAGCGGTATTGCTTCCGCTGCACAGAGACTTGGTGGCGCAAGCGACCAACAGCTGAGGCAGAATGATATTAGTGCAGGAAACTTCGCCAACTCACCACTCGGAAATAGAATAGGGGTGGCTGCAAGCATAGGACAGTCTGCGGGAAATGTTGCAAATACTATTCTCGGAGCACAGGGGGTTGCCTCAGCTGGAGATGCTGCGGTGAATGCTATTAGAGATATAAGAAGTACATCGAGTGGCGCACAGTCTATTGCGACAGAAGGGAAACCAGCACCAACGCCAGAACAAAGCACTTCTCAAATGGCTGGGGAATCAGGCAAAATCATAGATAAGATTATGCCGAAGCCGAATGCGGCAGAAATTAAATTGGCTCTTGATGAGGGAAGAATTGCTCCTGGGCAAGACCCAACTTTCCTAAGAGATGGAACGCCAGATAGTATTCTTCCGTCTGAAAAGGTTGGTCGGGCAGCCGAGACTATAAGAACTCAGATACCCGGTGCTGGAGATATGCCGACCTCAGACCTTTATACGGCACTTGATAAACGAGTATCACAAATAGGTACACAGCTTCGTCCGCAAATGGAGGCAACACCTATAACAGAAGATATTGTATCGAAAATAACGAATGACTGGACTGCTCTAAAAGTTAAGCAGCTTGCTGACCCCTATACCCCTACAGGTGCAAACTTGGAAAAATTGCAAGCGAACTTTGAACAGAACTTCTTACAAGCATCAAAAGCAGATAACTTAAGTAATCTGTGGGATACTCGAATAAAATATGATAATAGCGTACCGCCGAGTGTAAAAAATGCTACATCACTTTCTTCGGACGTATTACAGTCACAAAAGTCTATATGGTTGCAGAATCGTTCTATTCTGAACAATGCGATAAATGACGCTGCGTCTGGTCTTGGAAAGATATCACAGGAAGCTTTCTCGAATATGAGTGACCTCTATAATGCCCAAAAGGGTATCAGGTCATCTTATACGATACCGAAAACGGGTGCTTCAAGTGGTGTCAGTAAGTTCTTGAAGACACCAGCAGGAAAAGCGGTAAAGGTCGGCGCAGGAATTGTCGGCGCAGGAACGTTGCTTAAGGCAGGTGAATCTTTATGAGAAAGCTATGCCTAGTGCAACACCAGAGAGTATGAGCCAAAACCAAAACATAGGTCCTATATACCATGGATGAAAAACTAATCAAGCAACTAGAGAAAGCAGACGCCATCCTAAAGGCTATTGACTCCGAGTACATTACTCAGCCTGAACTGGAGGATGTGGTGGCTCTCATTATCGCGGCCATAGAGACAAGTGCGGAGACTATGCAGAAAGACATGGCGACATTATCCGAGAATGACCTCGCCTATGCCGCTAAGTGCTCTAAGGCGGTGGAAGACTGTAAGACGTACCTAGAAGCTAAGCTGAAGGCTCAAAATGACTACTGGCAGAACGTTAGGGCTAAAGACGTACAAACGGCCGTAGAAACGGCTGTGAGCCGTGTACAGGCAATTAAAGGCGACAAAGGTGATGCTGGCCCACAAGGTATCCAAGGAGAGAAAGGAGATAAGGGAGACCAAGGCTCACCCGATACCCCAGAACAAGTGGTAGAGAAAGTCAATGCGGGGAAGACTCTTATTAAGAAGGAGCGGGTCGAAGGACTAGCCGACTTCGATAAGCTTCGTGCTCTCGGAGCCTTTAACCCTACGATGGGGCCGTCCTTTAGTGACCTCGCAAACATAAATAGGACGGTCTCCGCTCTTTCAACTGCCGCAAGAGCGGTTTCGATTAACTACATCATCGACGGTGGCGGGTCGGCCATCACGACGGGTGTGAAAGGCTTTGTAGAGATACCCTACGATATGACCATTACTGGTTGGCAAGTTTTTGGTGACCAGTCTGGGAGTGTGGTAGTGGATGTGTGGCGTTCTACCTATGCGGGCTTCCCGCCCGTCGTGGGAGGGTCGATAGCGGGGTCTGAATTGCCGACACTCACGAACCAGCAGATAAACAGTGATTCATCTCTCACTACGTGGACAACTTCACTAGCGAAGGGTGATATCCTTGCGTACAATGTCAACAGTGCCTCGACGGTTACGCGCGTTACGGTCTCAATTATAGGTACTAAAAATTAGTAATGAAACACAAGAAATCGGAAAGTATTCAGGCAAAAGGTTTCTTCCGTCTCAATGTGGTGAACCCCGACGGTTCTATCGCAGGAGACACGGGATGGAAGCAGAATCAGATTGTGAACAACGGCTACCAGCAGTTCCTCATGTATCTTCTTGCAGGTTCGGCAGGGTCTATTCGCCCTAGCCACGCAGCTCTCGGCACGGGTACTATTCCCGCTTCCTCGGCTACGTCGCTTGCGGGAGAACTTACGGAGGCTTCTGGACGTTGCGCCCTTACGACGGGAACGTCAGGTTCTAAGACGGTGAACTACACGTTTACCCTTGCATCGGGTGTTATCGCAGCGGCTTCGACGATTAACAACGTCGGACTCTTTAGCGGTTCTACGCAAGCTGGTGGTACGCTTATGGCGGGAAATACTTATGCAACTAGCTCTTTGGCGACAAATCAAGCCGTTAGGTCAAATTGGCGGCTCCCATTGGAAACAATGGTGCAAAAACTTCGAGAATTCGGTGGACATCTCTTTGAGACAATACCGAGCCGAGCTCTCGCTTTCTAAGCGATTGAAGGTGTAACGACTATGTACGAAGAATCCGCAAGGATTAAGATATAGTCTGACCTGCATGGCGACATGCAGAAAGAGGCAGAAATGACCTCTTCCCCGGCGGGGAGTAACAACAAGCAACGGAACCTACGCAATAAGTTTTGCCTAAGTCAAGTTAGGTTGCATTTACAACCTGCTTGTGTTAGAGTGTGCGAATGAGTCGTCCTGATATGGTTGGGAATAAGTGGCGTAAAGGTAAGCGTCCTTGGAATTATGGGAAGAAAAATGTTTATTCAGAATCCACATTAGAGCTAATGGCTGCTGCCAAATTGGGCGGGCAGCTTTCAGCCGAACATAAGGCTAAGATTGCTAGGGCTGGCATAGGTAGAAAGCATACAGAAGAATCAAAGCGTAAGATGGCGCTTTCTAAGCTGGGCGATAAGAACCCAGCCAAACGTAAGGACGTTCGTGCCAAGATGTCTTTATCCGCAAGTAACCCTCTCGTAATAGACTCCAAAGCCCGTAAGATGCCCTATTCTGGTACGAGCATCGAGTTAATAATGAGACGCGCCCTAGAGATGCGCGGGATTTCTTTTGTCCCTAACCACCAGATACTCGGCAAATACAATGTAGATATTTTCATAGAACCTAATCTCGTAATCGAATGCGATGGAGACTACTGGCATAACCTACCTAGAGTTAAATCTAAGGACATTAAACGGGATAAAGCACTCAAAACTCTTGGCTATAAAGTCTTCCGTTTCTGGGAAAAAGATATCAACACCGATGTCGTGAAATGTATAGATTCTGTGCTAGGCTTTGACTAAGTGAAAATCAACCCCAAAAAGGTAATAAAGGTTGATATAGGTACTACTACTCCCGAAGAAGGGTTTTTGTCGTGTCAACTTAAGGTTAAGCTTCCCTTCCCTGATAATTCAGTTACCCTGCTTTCTGCGGCTCATTCTCTTGAGAAACTCCCCAAAGAGAAGTTTATGAAGTTTATGGACGAGGCGTGGCGCGTCCTAAAGATAGATGGGCAGTTTAGAATCGCTATGTACTACGCAGGCTCTACTCCATTCTGGGCCGACCCCCATAATGTGAACGGTCTTACGATTCAGTCTTGGAATTACTTTGACCCCGAGACGATGGGAGGTGCTTTATATAACAAATACAAGCCGAAGCCGTGGAAGATTCAGCAAGTTTTTGTTCAAAAAGAATGCACTATGGAGGTTTTACTCGCTAAGAGAAAGGCATGATTAAAACCCTACACGAAGGAACGGGACATTTGAATGACCGCATCCTCATCGGTATCCCTACACGTGGTGTAGTACGGTTTGAGTGGCGTGCAGGGCTACAACAGACCATGCCGACGAACTGGGCGCACATAGAAGCCGCGTATATGGGCTTTCCTCTAGCTGATGCAGAGAACCTTATCGCAAAGAATGTAGTAGAAGGCGGATACGAGTGGCTTCTTTTTATCGAGGATGACAACGTACTTCCTGCGGGAGCTTTCATTCGCCTGAATCAGTGGATGATTAAGAAGACCGCGCCTGTTATCGGAGGACTTTACTTCACGAAGTCCGTTCCGCCTGAACCGATGATTTATAGGGAATGGGGTAAGGGATATTACGCAGACTGGAAGATGGGACAGGCGGTGTGGTGCGCGGGGCTTCCCTTCGGCTGCACTCTTATCCACGGCTCTATCATCAAAGCTCTCTGGGACATTTCAGAAGAGTACATGGTAGGAGAGACGAAGACTCGTCGTGTGTTTAAACAGCCTGATGACCTTAAGGTAGACCCAGAAGGTAATTACTATATGGCGTCTGGTACTACCGACCTTAACTTTTGTAACCAGCTGGTAAAGGATAAAATCTTCGAGAAAGCTGTATGGAAGGGTAAGCACTTGTGGAAGAAGTTTCAAAAGAAGAAGTATCCTTTTCTTGTAGATACCAAGCTCTTTGTACAGCACATAGACCTTGACGGAGTGAAGTGGCCGCTCGCTTTACCGGAAGCGTTTATGAACGGGAAAAAAACCTTCAAGGAGACGTTATGACAGATGACCCTGTATTAGTAAAACTGAAGAAAGATACTAGGAAGACGGTGGATGTGACATTTCATTTGAAAGTTCCTAAGGACTGGACTATCGAACAGATTATAAAACAAGTAAAGGAAAGATTATTTAGTGCTGATGGTAAGACCATTCATGTTGTATGAACGGCACTAAAACCTTTAAGCAGACGCTATGAAGAAAATAATGGTCAATTTGGGCTGCGGGAATCATATAAATAAATCTACAAAGACCGAGAAGTGGTACAACATTGATAAGTTTGAGCTTTCTAAGAAAGATGACCCTGACTTCCTAGAAGGAGATGTACTTGATATTCCGCTTGAATCAAACTCAGTAGACTATATTGTTTGTGACCAAGTCCTCGAACACATGGCGATGGCCGATGTCTACCCTGCCTTGTGTGAGATTCGCAGGATTCTTAAAAAAGGCGGCAAGGCTATCATCATGGTTCCAGACTTTGAAGGGGCGGTAACACAGTTTCTTAGCTCTGACGTTCATAAGTCTTTCGACCCAGCTAAATATAAGTGGTTCGCTGAGGTTATTTACGGAAACCAAGAGACCGAGGGAGAGTTCCACCGCACTCCTATGACCCCTATGTATCTTCACTACATGCTGAATCTCGTGGGGCTTACGAAGCACACCATCTCGTTCTGGCCCGCGTATGGGGTTGTTCCCCAATATGAAGGGATGCGAAAGCAGCTCCCTACGGCTACCCTACGTAATGCACAGCTCTGTGTGGACTTGACTAAATAGCAGTTGTATACTCCCCATATGGATGAACAACCCGAAGCACTTGAAATAAACGTGGGAGAGGAGATTGAACAGGAAGATGGTCTTGTCAATTAACGTCTCTGACACGGTTAAAATCGGTACACCGAAAGTGCGCCGTGTTTTCTCCGAAAATATTGAATCCCCGTACTTTCAGGTAGTTTATGTGCAAACAGTGACATGGAAGCCGACTCTTGCCCGCGCACCCGCTGACCTTATTAAAGGGCGTATCTTCACGGCACCTTTCTAGGTGTCTTTTTTATGCTTGCTATCACACCGAACTCAATGAAAAACCGCTGGGATTTTACTGGCGGAAGTGAAATGTGCTTCTCAGATGAAAATTGCGAATCTTATAAAAAGGCTGCGGCATTTCTGGGAGCAGACCAACCGATGGAAGATTGGGGTTGTGGTACATGTTGGGCGCGACGCTATTTCACCAACTATAAGGGTATTGACGGTTCGCCCTCTCAATTTATCAGCGCGAAAGAAACAGTAGATTTAGTGAACTACACTTCAAACGTAGATAATATCCTCATGCGTCAAGTTTTGGAGTTCAATGCAAATTGGCGACAAATCCTTACCAACGTCAAAAAGAGCTTTACAAAGAAGTTCTGCCTCATTATCTGCGTTCCATTTGCTGAAACAGAAACACTCTCACGAACATATCCCATCTATGATAAGAACGGTCAACTTGCGTCAGCGAGCATCACTGTCCCTGAATATAATCTCAAAAAACAGGACATTCTCGACTTCTTCCTCGACTGCAAGGTGAGCGAGGAATTGATTGTTACCAAACAGAACTGGAATCAGGACTGGATACTGTATGTGGAGAAGTAGCTTTGCAAAACTAATCAATGCTCTCACGCTGGCGGCACACAGCGTATTGCAGCAGTTCATCAGTGAGGACACTCTCCTCACCTACAAGCCGATTCACCTCTGTTGGTGGTTTGAAAAACACGGTTACCCAATACCAACCTACTTCATCGCATCAGGTTCGACTGCCCCTACTGTCACCGACAGCGCGGCGACTTCAATCAAGGAACTCTCGGCAACTGGTAATGGAAATGTTACATCGGACGGCGGTGCGACGGTAACTCAACGAGGGTTTGTTTTCTCGGTGACTTCAGTAAACTCTAACCCGCTTCTATCTGGGACTGGGGTCACTCAAATTAACTCAACAGGAACAACGGGTGCGTGGTCTGACACCCTGACACCCCTTGTGGCTAATACGGGATATTCATACAAAGCATTCGCCACTAACTCAAAAGGCACTGGATACGGAACAGTGCAGACCTTCACTTCTGCCAACTTACCAACTGTTGCCCTTAATACCCCAGCAGACGCTGCTACAGGGCAAAGCACAACTCCCACTCTTAACTTCACAGGTACAAATCCTGACGGGGAGACAGTGGAGTATGAGGTGCAGGTTGATACGGTGAATACGTTTGACGGCCAATCTTCCACGCCTGCCTATATACAAGGTACATCTGGTAGTGTCGTAGGCGGTACGAGTTTCAACTTGACCGCCTTTGGTAGTAACTGTGGGGCGGGAAACCTTATAGTGGTCTCTATTCGTGGAGGTGCGGTCGCTGTATCGACCGTTACTGATGCATCAGGGAATACATATACAAAAGCCGTTGCCAGAGCAGATACCCCAACTAATGAACTGTGGTACGCATACAACATCGTTGGTGGAGTGAAGCCAGTGATAACTGTCACGATGGCGAGTTCGACAACGGCATGTGCTGGTGCCCAAGAGTTCTCTGGGATTTTATCGACATCTGACCCATTAGACAAAACATCAAGTGGACACGGCACATCTGGTTCCCCGAGTTCTGGGGCAACTGCAACTACAACACAAAATACTGAACTAGTGGTTGGAGGACTTTCATACACAACATTCACCCCAGCTGCCGGTAGCGGTTTCTCAAATCTGTTGACATTTAATGATGGGACGGACTGGGGATTCATAGAAAGTAAAGTTGTTACCTCAACAGGTGCGCAGACAGCAACATCATCAACTAGTTTTTCTGTCGCGTGGGACTGTACAGTAGCCACATTTAAGGCTTCTACATCCCCACTCCTCGACAAACTCTCCACTACCGATACTGGCTTCACCGCAGGACATCCATTTGCTTCAGGAGTAGCAAAGGATTTTACCGTTCAGGCAGGAGACACTCTCACCGCAAGCACAACATATTATTGGCGCGTGAGGGCTGCTGACGCACCTGAAAGCAGTTCGTATGGTTCGTGGGCGACTACGAGGAGCTTTACGACTGCCGCTGGGGGTGGAGGAACACCGTCTCCAAGTGTCTCAGACTCAACTGCCGTATCAGACACTCCAGCAATCCTCATTACCGCACTGAAACCATCAGTCTCAGATTCAACTGCAGTAAGTGATACGCCGACCCTCTCTCTTAAAAGTTATATAAATGTTTCAGATTCAAGTGCCGTAACAGATACGCCGACGATAGAGGAGATAAGTTTACCAAGCGTTAGCGATTCTACTGCGATAGGAGAGACTGTTGCACTTTCAGTTCAAGATTTTGTTAATGTCACCGACTCAACCGCAGTCTCCGACACGATTACTATTTACATAACGACATGGTTCTTCTCGGTTTCAGACTCTACTGCCGTCTCTGATACTCCTACTCTTTCAATACAGAACTTTGTAAATGTCAGTGACAGCACAGCAGTCTCCGACACTCCTTCGATAACCATTCCTCTTCCTTTCTCAGTCTCTGATTCATCGGCAGTTACAGACACTATAACACCTGAATCATTCTCATTCGTAAATGTAACGGATTCCTCTACGGTTACGGACACGATAACGGTAAGTCCCACGAGCTACATTAGCGTCACGGATTCAAGCGTAGTTACTGATACTGCGACCATTGAAGACATTGAGCAGGGTGTTTCCGTAGCCGATTCTACAGCCGTAGGCGAGGCGGTACAGATGCAGGTAGTGAGCTTTGTAGCGGTATCAGACTCCTCAGCTGTCTCTGACACAGTAACCGTTGAATCATTCTCGTTTGTTTCGGTTACAGACTCTACGGCCATAGGGGAAGCGGTTACTGTCAAAGTTTCAGACCCGCAAGTAAACGTCTCCGACACTACGACGATAAACGAGAACGTCAGTCTCCTTGTTGTAAGTCCCGGCGCGGTGAACGTGCAGGATTCTACGACGGTCTCCGATACTGCAACTCTATTCCTTCCGACGTACTACCTCAATGTCTCAGATAGCACAGCGGTATCGGACAGCCCCACCCTTGCTGTCTCCTCGCCGCTTATCAACACAGCAGACAGTACAGCCGTAAGTGACAGTGTTAGTCTCCAAGAGAGTGGTACGACTTCTCTCGGCTACTCATTTGTCGTCTTCATAGACTGATATGGAAAACGCTCAAGAAGCTTCAGAACTCGCAGTCCATAAGGCAAAGAGCGCGCAACTCGCTATCGAGTTAGCAAGACAAGCGCAACAGAATGAGCTGGTCGAGAAGACCGTTCAAAAGACAAAAGAAGCTCTTTTAGAAGGTCTAAAAGAAGTCTTCACAAACGATGCAGAGAGAAGTCCGCAAGAGATGAGAGTGCTTATTCAACGGGTTCCGATTATCTGCACAAGTATCATGCAGATGCACGATGACATTAAAGACTTGAAAGACTCTCAAAAGTGGGCGGTGCGGGTAATCTTAGGAGCTATTATTTTAGCGATTATGAAACTAATTCTTATCCCATGAAGTTACAACTTAAATATCCCGTCACCCCATTCCATGTTAATCAAGGCTTTGGGGTAAACGGAGCCTACTACCAAGCAAACGGTATTAACATTAAAGGCCACAATGGGTTAGACCTACAGGCATATCACGGGCAGCCTGTCTATGCTTCACACGATGGCGTAGCGTTCTACGAGGAGGACAACAATGCAGGTCACGGGATGGTGGTCATCTCAAACCAACCCTACGACTACAAAGGCGGACAGTCTTACTTTAAGACTATTTATTGGCATTTTATTGACCCACTCAAAGAGCCGAAGTACGATTTGCCTCTTTATAAATATGGAGTGAATAGCGGTAGAGGGATTCCCGTTAAGGCGGGAGACCAGATAGGATGGGCAGACTCTACGGGGCTTTCAACGGGAGACCATCTTCACTTCGGTCTTAAGCCTATTATGGGTGGCCGCGCACCGTCTTTTGGAGACGCCCCCGACGTAAATATAGGCCAATGGGTGAATGTAGAGGGAGATAACGGGTATCAAGGTGCAATCGACCCTACGCCCTATTTTGAGGCTTCTAGCCCTACTCCTATGACCGAGCAGGAGATTCAAGATAACCTACGGGCGCAAATATCCACAGTTCAGAAGATTATAGGTATCTTGAAGCAACTTTTGGGCTATACTACATAGGTATGCTTCAAGGATATAGGACATACATTTTCGGTACGGCCGCGCTTATAACCATAGCGCTCAACCTTCTCGGATATGTAAACCCAGACATAGCAAACATTCTTCTGACGATTTTCGGTTTTGGCGGCATGATAACTTTGCGGGCGGCCATTGAATAGCCTATAAGGCTCCTTCTTACAACGCTGATTGCAATAGGCTTCATAGTTCCCGTACACGCCCAGTCTCATCTGGAGTATCAACTATCTCCCCATCAACTCATTCTCAGAGAATTGCCTCCTATCATGTTACAAATCGCTATCGCGGAGAGTAATTTAAATCCGCTTGCGAAGAACGCGCACTCAACCGCGAAGGGTCTTTTTCAAATCTTAGACGGTACATGGAAAGACCCCGACCCTTCTCACATTCCGTGTAGCGGAGACCCGTATAATCCACGGGATAATATCTTGTGCGCGAAACGACTCTACAACGCCTACGGAACTTCTCCGTGGAACGCGTCTAAATCTTCTTGGAGCGGGGGATAACCAACTATTCTACTCTCTGTAATTTGTTACTCTTTCATTGAAAGCTCATTTATAGGGAGACGCTCATGAAGCTTACATGCCGCGAATGGCTTATCAACGAGCTGTGCGTCTCTAAAAAGACGCCGCTCGACTTCTTCACCGAGACGTACACCAGAATCTTTCAGAAGCCGTGCAACTCGAATCGAATCGAGATAGATGTGCGGCACTGGAACGAAGCGGGTGTCGTCCCACAGTATGTATGGAGCTACTGGGACAGGCTCAATGACCTTCTGGCCGACGAGCCGCGCAAGACCAAACGCTTCGCCGCAGGGTGGATTCGGGACGACTGGAAAACAGTCACCGAACCATTCCGCCTTCTCACGGCCTACAGAAACAAAGAAGGAAAGTGGGTATGCTAGAGAAAGCTATCCTCATCCTCTGGTGTGTGGCGTGGCTTATCCTCGGGTTTCAGACCTTGGATAAAATGCTTTGAGCGATACAGGCTTGTCGGAGGAGATAGCTCCCCCTCCCTAGAACCTCCGTGCGGTTCGAGTCCGCAATCGCCCACCTCTCGCCTCTTTATCGGGGCGAGATTCTTTCGCGGAGAAAGTCGCGCATTGTCAGTTGTGCGACGCTTGCTTCGTCTCATTCCATTCGTGGCGGCTGATACCGTTCTTAATGCGCTTCACGCGCACGTTCACCTTTGCCAAGTCCACCACGCAGTCATCGAAGGCAATATCAACATCCTCCGCCTTCTCTTTCATACGGACGGTAAAGGGTTCAAGGCCGAACTTCTCGCCCCAGCGTTTTGCCCAGTCTACGCCACTACCGCTCCACAGGATGATTTCCGCGCCCTGCGCCTGAAACCATCGAAGTACGGCAATAACTTCATAGTGGGGCACGTTCTCACCTGACACGCCATTCGGCCCGACGATATTCGGGACTAGGATGGTGTCGTCAATGTCGAAGGCTACCTTCATAGGTCAGTGGTGCGGGGCTACTTCTCATCCCTCTCTTCCTTTTCGTACACGACTGTAAACTCGATTTTTGCACCTGTCTGTTGCTCAATAAGCTCCTTCGTATTCACAATCACTTCGGGATTGAACTCGGCAAGCGGCACGTCCTCAATTTTCAATGTCGCCTGTACCGTAGGACGCTTGAAAAGCTCGTCAGGTATTTCCAAGTGCACCGCTACCGCGATTTCATTCCAGTTCAGGTCAGGTTTTGTCTTACGAACTGCGTTGATACCGTTCTTGTTCACGATGAGCCACGATGTTGTTTTCATATTTGTGTTGTTATTTGTAGGGTCGGACATCAGTTATTTCGCGTCCATAAGTAAAGGATTATTTAGTGTGAGGGGTGGATAAAACTTATCCGCAAGAAGGCCACGAACGTAGTGCCTTTTGTGTGAAAAACCAGAAAATCCGACGACCAAACTTAACTGCGAGAGCTTCAAACTCTTTTGTGGGAGCATTGAATGGATACTCGTGGCGATATATACGTATCCCCCATCCTTGCGATGAACGATATTTGTCCCACTTCAATGCGTATTTTTGTGTACTAAGTAATAACATACAAGGTTTCTTTAGTTTAGTTCTTTGATTTTTTGTAATTCCACAAGAGCGTTTCGGGCAAGTTGCGAGTTCTCGTCAAGAAAGAAAACGCTATCGAGGAATCCTTTTTCTTCTTTGAAAGGAACACCGCGCGCAAGCAAAAACCTTCGTATCGGCCGCCTCACAAGCGCACCCGCTTCAATGCCCATTTTCATATTTTCCCCTCATTAAGCGAATAAGTCATGGGTTTAGTGTCTATGTTCTCGGTAGAAATCCATTACTTCCTGCGGTACTACCATCCAGTGTGCTTTCGTATCTATTGCTTCGAGTAGCGATTCCCATACGCGAACAGCATCTTCTCTTGATAATGATGGTACGGATGATTGAAGCGACGTTATCGCGGTTTCTACTAGTCTTGTTTTGCTTTCATCGTTCATACATCAAGATTATTTCTCACTGCTGGTAAGGGAACGGGCGCGGATAAGTTCATAGGATGCTTTCCATCCTTTATCTTGCGGAAACTTTCGGTTTATATCGTCCATTTCTTCTAGGATTTTATTTAAGGCCTTCCTCTCCGCCTCTATGAGTAGTTGGGAGATGAGGGACTCAAGGAAATCCCAAGAAACAGTCGTTGCTTCAAAAGAGTTGACACCCTCATTGTATTTCTTGATTGCAAACTCCTTGCGCTCTTTCTCGAACCGCTCCCTCCAATCCTTCCCTTCAGGTGCTTTCTCTTGAGAATAATTCATAGTGAATATTTAATTTCGCAAGATACGACACGCGGACGCTTTTTGAACTTTGCGCCTTCTTTTAAATCTCGCGCCCACTTAACAGCAAACTTTCTTTTGGTGAAAATCGGGTGTAAGTCCGCGCTCCAATAAGTGAGTTCGCCGTGTGCGTACCCTTCATTAAAGATAACCGCCCACGCCTTCACCACCTTTGATTTAGGGGAGTTATTTTTCATGATTTAGTGCATTACCTTATTTAGGCCTTCAAGATAGAGAAGATAAGAAAACCAACCTAGAAGACCGCAGACTGCTATCCATTTAAGAGCTGAAGCAAGTTCTTTCATAGAAGGTTATTGTTTAGGGGTTGGTCAAAACGGTATATTCTTCGGGTCGAGTTCTTCGGAGAAGTCACTTGGGGATACTTCAGGCTTTGAGTTGAACGGGTCTTCTCCCTTGAACAAGGCTTGAAGGTTTATCTGCGAATATTCTGCCTTCGGAGCTTCGCTGTGCGGTTCAGGAAGGACGCTGTACTCGCGTTCTAGGCCGTCTCCCTTCGCTTCTACGACAATATCGTACTTAGACGGGTCGCCCCACTTCTTGTTCATGGCGAGGCCTTCTATGGCCTCACGGACGGTCTTCTGGGTAATCTCAAGGATTTGTACCTTCTTAGCTTCGTAGTTATAGACTACACACGCCATGAAGTATTTGACCGTGCCGCCTTCTTTCATGTCTTCGGGACGTTCATCCCACGGTTCCTCTGAGCGAACCGGCTTGTTACTTGTATTGAAGTATTCGTAGCCGAAAATCGCGGGAGAAAGGATGCGGAAGGTGTTAGTCCCTTTTTTGAAGCGGAAGTAGTTACCTTCAGTCTTCGGGGCTTCGTAATTAGGGGGTAGAAATTGCATATTAGTAGGGTAGTGATTCGTCTTTTTAATCTCGCGGTCTCTGATTTTCCAACCAGAACCCGTACCGTATAAACTCTTCGTCATTTAGAACTCTAGCGTTGTACCCGATACTTTTACTGTTCGGCCGTTCTGGGTTTCGCATCCAGTTCCAATAGGCCGTGGCGTCGTGGTAATCGGGTTTCTCGATGCAGTTGTTGTGCTCGATAATTCCTTGCGGATACCAGCACCACGCGCATTTTCTCCGAGAAAGCTTCTTGTAAGGTGTTTTAGAGAGATTTATTGTCATACCTCAAACATATCGCTAATATCTTCCTCCTTTTTATCCGAGAATGAACGGTAATCGTAGATAACAAAGGCGATTCCTACTGCTGAAGCGACTGCGAAGGTGATGGCGGTAATCATAATTAGTATTTAAGGCGGGAATCGGGTTCTCCTATCGCCCAATGGTTGGTAAGTTTTGCGAGCGGGCGGCACCAATTCAGAATCGCATTCGTCCGAGCATCTATTCTTTTAAGAGGAATGTTCATACTAGCGGTCAATATGCTTCTCATGGTTGTACATCTGCTGCATGTCATTTGCTTGAGCGTCGAAATCCCGCGCCCGAACTTCTTTGATGATAGTTTCCGCCTCCGCCCAATTCCCCATTCTCAGAGAATATGAGAGGTCTGAATACTGTCCTTCAATCCATGATTCCTGTGTCGGTGTAAAGACGTCTTGATTTTCCATAAGTTTTCTCCGTATTCCGCGCCCTTACTGAAAGACGCGGAGCACGAAGCAGTAAGTTTGTTAATTTCCTTCTCGCGAAGGGGCGGTAGGAAACTTCGTCGGATTTTCTCTTAAGTTCGGTAGCATGGCCTTGTTAGACTTTTTCCGAACCGCCGAATCCTTTACATTTCCTACCGCACCCTAACGAGTGCGACCGACTTTTGCTATCGCTTCTTCGAGTCGAAACAGGAAGGGCGTTGCTTGGGTCTATGAGCAGTATACTCCTAAGCGATATCGCGTCAAGCCTCCTATAGCCTACTTGTTGATAACTTTTCCTTTGACAATATCTATATCGGATGCTATATAAAGGAGATGGAAATATTACTTGTACGGTTTACAAAGCCTCAACGGGCGAAAATTAGAAAAGAATCAAAGAAGATGAAGTGCAGCGAAGCCGAATATGTAAGACGTTGTGTTGACCACCCACTTTATTACTCAGTTCGGAATCCAAAGATAGCGGAAAAGTTCCCTAAATAACTTTCTCAGGAGAATATGATTACTTCTGCCGATAAAATAGATTCTGAATTGGAAAGGATACCGACTGGTATTTCTTCGTATGACCTTTTAATGGGAGGAGGTTTTGCGCGCGGAAAGATAACCGTGCTTTCGGGACAACCTTCGGTTGGTAAATCTACTATGGCGCTCGGTTCGGTTCGGGAAGCACAAGAAATGGGATTGAAAGCCCTACTTTATGACGTTGAATATTCTTATGACGGAGGGTATGCCCGACTCCTTGGACTTTCTCCTGAGAAACTAGATGTGATTCAAGCTCCTTACGCCGAGGAAGGACTCGATGAAGTTCTAGAGGCGGCACAGGGGAAATATGCTCTGATAATAATTGACTCCATAGGTGCCCTTCTTTCAAGGCAGGACGCCGAAAAGACTACGGGTGAGAAAACTATCGGGGCGCAAGCGGGGCTTGTAGCAAAGTTCGTTAGGAAGATAGTTCCCATTCTAGCCACTAAAAAAGTCGCCCTTGTCCTGCTCACGCATGAGTTCACGGATATTATGAGTGGGCGCGTGATGGCTTCAGGTGGGGCAAAAATGATGTATCACGCCTCACAACATATCCGTTTAAAACAGAAGTTTGGGGTCGTATTAAAGCAGGGAGATTCTAAAATCGGAAAAGTTATTGTAGCGGAGATGAAGAAGAATAAACTCGGAAGTACCGAGTCGAAGGAAGCGGACGCGCATTTCATCTTCGGAGAGGGCTTCAGTAGCACCGCAAGCCTCTTGGATGAAGCGATAGCGAAAGGTGTATTCAAGCGAGAGGGTAATTCGTACTTTCTCGGAGAAACCAAGCTGGGTACTATCTCAAAGTTGCGCGAGTGGGCTAAAGAGAACGAAGCGACCCTAAAAGAACTTACCCAAAACTAAAAGGAAATAATGTATGGAAAATTGTAAACATTGTTATTGTATTAAAGTAGGCGGTAACCAGTATCAAACATCCGCAAAAATGAGTTTGCCTCATAATCAGTGCTGTAATTGCGGAAACAAGCAGGCAAGTATTTCCTATCAAACATCTTAACCACTACTAATTACTTTTATGGCTGAAGACCCGTTTTTTGGAGCATATGAATTGAGGCTTTTGATATTTCTTGAAAATGAAGACTATACAGGTTTTCATCAAATAATGTTGGATTCAGCACAATTCAAGAAGGTATCAGACGCCATATTAACCAGCATTCGTAAGGACAGTTCGCTAAGGGACGGATACGACATGGCTACCCTTAACATGGACGATGAGCGAATGATTCCCGCATCTGTTTTTGAGGGGATGAACAGCATAAACGATTAATTCTTTATCTGGAGTTTTTATGAGAGATATTTCTGCGGACATTCGTTGCTTTCACCCCCTCAAAAGCGAATGGAGTATTCTCTGAGAAAATGTTGAACGAACGTTTCAGAAAATGTGATGTGTGCGCGAAATTAACTAACCCTCCCGCCGCAGGAATCTGGTATCCCTCTAAGGGAGTTTGGACGTGTCTGAGTTGTAAACCAAAGCAAGAAACCGCCTTGTGAGCGGTTTCCAGCTAGAGCTACTCCAACGACTCTCGTCGCATTAAAATCCTACCACATCCTCCAAAAGAAGTTATCAACAGGGTGCAATTGTTTTAAGACGATTCAGTGCTACATTAAATCTTAATGAGCCGTGTAAAGCTTATTCGATTATTGACTATACCCCCTTCTTACACGGCGGGGGGTATAGCGAGTAATTGAGTATGGCTAACCGGCGAATGTTCAGTTTGTCAGTGGTAGGGAGCGACCAGTTTCTTGATATGTCGGCGGCAACGCGCGAGCTTTATTTCGAGCTTGGTATGTATGCTGATGATGATGGATTCGTTTCTCACAAGAAGGTTATGCGTATGTGCGGGGCTTCCGAGGATGATATGCGGGTGCTTGTTTCAAAGAAGTTCGTGATTCCTTTTGATACTGGGGTCATTGTGATAAGCCATTGGAACGAGAATAACTACATCCAAAAAGACCGCTACAAGCCTACACTTTTCACCTACGAGAAGAGTCATTTACAGGTTGAGGACAATGTATACAAATTGGATACAGAATGTACGCCTAGTATAGGTAAGTATAGGTTAGGAGAGGATAGAGTTGTAGAAGTATCCACTGAACCTCAAAAAGAGAAGAAATCCCAAAAACAAGATGCGAGCGGATTTACCCTTTTTTGGGAGGGCTATCCGAAAAAAGAAGATAAGGTCTCCGCGTTCGCAGAGTGGGGCAAACTTTCGCAAGAGAATAAATCTGCCGCACTCGCGGACGTTCCAAGACGTATTTTGACCGAGGATTGGACTAAAGATAACGGTAAGTTTATTCCGCTCGCAAAGACCTATCTCAAGAATCACCGTTGGGAGGACATACTGAAAGTGAATGAACCGGAAACCATTAAAAGCTACGGTAAACCTAGAAACTAGTATGTACAAAGTAATCTTCAAGGGTCAGGTTCCCGAGGAGTTTGTGGACACCGTGCAGGGCGAGGAGCTTATGCAAGATTGGGAGCATAGTAGGCTTCCCGCAAAAGTAAAGATTAACGGGAACCTGTATGAATCATCCGCGATTAAGGCGGTTATCTCGGGCTTTCAGAACCCTGATAAGTCAGACAAGTCGGAGGAGAATAAGAAAATGATGCGTGATATGTGGCGGGAATATGAGGATGAAAAAGCTTCTGCCCTTCGTCTTTCTCTTGAGAAACGCGCAGAACGCACTGGTCTCGCGGAGATTCTCTATACGCAGCTCACGGACCGCCCGATGGACGAGGAAACGCGCAAAGAAGTCGTGGCCGCGCAGCTCACTTTCTTCAAAGAGCATCCTGATTTCTCAATAGCGAAACCAAGCTGCTACAAACACATCTTCAAAGACTTCAAGCGAGCACCCATGTATCACATTTCAAACCACACGGCTGTCGCAGCACTTAACTTCGCCGAACGAGTGATGGCGAACGCCTTACCAGAAAGGGGATAACTCCAAAATCAAAAGAAAACCGTGATACCTTAAAACTAACAACCTAATAGAAATATATTTATGGACTTGCTCCAAGAAACCCGCGAAGCATTTGATTCCCTGAAATCAAACGTGGTAGACGCGATGCAGAAGCTCTATAAAGTCTTTGAGAGCAAGGCATGGGAGTCCGTGGCTTCTTCATGGAGCGAGTATGTGGAAAGCGACCTCGGAATCTCGCAAGGTTTCGCAAGCAAACTTCTTGCGGTGAATAAGCACTACCTTCTTGAAGGGGGATATTCTCCTGAGAATATTCGGGGCGTGGATTACGAACGTTTGTATCTCGCGGCAAAGAGTGGCGGCACAATAGAAGAACAGCTCGCTAAGGCGAAGACACTCACCCGCTCCGAGCTTAAACAGGAACGAAACGAAATAGAACCGCACGAACCAGAATACGTCCGATTCTGCAAAATCTGCAATGTCTCCGAACAAAACCATAACTGAAGTAAAAATCAATTCTAAAAGGAAGTTTAAACGGAAGCCTCTAAAACGTGTTTTCCACAAAAAAGCACCCAGAATGAATAAAGGACTAGGGCGCACCCGAAAACGCGCCCAGAAGGGCAAATCTGGGCAACTGAAGCGTCTTAAAAAGGAACTTTGGGAACTTTGCAAGCAAATAACTAGAAAACGATATGGAAACACATGTTACACGTGTGGGGCCGCCAATTTATCTGGAGGAAACTGGCATACCGCACACTTCATTGCCTCCAGCATCTGCGGTCTATACCTCCGCTACGATTTGCGAAACCTGCGTCCGTGCTGCTACCGCTGTAACGTATCCCTCGCGGGCAACGGGGCCATGTACTTCCATAGGATGTTGCAATTGGAAGGGCAAGAATATATAGACAAAATATTCGCAGATAAAAACCGACCCGCAAAAGCAACAGTAGAGTTTTTCGCAGAGAAAATAGCAGCCTACAAAGCCCTCTTACAAGAACTTGAAGGAAAGAAATAGTTGTTAATTTATTCGCAGAGCATAATTCTTAGGGTATGGAAAAACTCAGCGCAACAACCGATTTCAAGGGAGAAGTATGGCTTTCCGTTATACCTAGTGTAGAAACAGTGCATGTACTTCGCGGTGAAGAAAAATACACATTCTCTCTCCCCACCCAAACACTACAAAAAGAATAGGGGATATGTTAGATTTATAGGGTAGAATCTTTGACAGAACGTGCGAGGGGATGGGGGAGTGGAGTAGCAAGCGCCACATTCAGTCACTGGCGGATGAGCTTCGAACCGCCGCCGGACTTCCCCACCCCCTCACACAAAGAAAGAATAGTTATAGGGTATTGAGGTATTTAAGAAAATACATATATGGAAACGCCTCAACCTATTACTATCTCTGCACGCTAGAAAGAAAAGAATAAAAGAAGATATGGAGTGTTTTGAGGGAGAACCCGCGTAATAGTCGTATTCCCGAGGTAATAGAATGGGTCGCGGGAATTACAGGTCATATTCGGCGTCGTAGATTACCTATGGCGAAAGCGCACTTCCGAATGCCAGAAAAATACGACTCTCCCTCCAAGCCCTTCATAGAAGAAAGAAAACATATTGGGGATTTTGTTCTGCGGTGGAATCCAAAAGGAGAAATACCTAAGGAATCCCTACTCGGCTACGGTGCACCTAAGCTGATAACCGCAGAATCAAGCCCCTAATAAGATTTAAGTTCATAGCGGGGTTCGTGGGTTGTTGACGACGAATAAGTCAGGGTAACTTCTTTCATTTGGAGTTAACTGCGAACCTCCCGTGAACCCCGCTCTGTACTGAAATTATTCTCAGAGAATAGTGGATAACTCAAAAACACTCTCTTGACATATGCTACTGTACCGTCATGCTCTTATATCGTTGTGATAAGGACGGTAAGCTTCATCCTACGATTTATGCTGAAGGAGATGCTTGGCTATGCGAACAACACATTACGATAGAAACTAGAGAGAAAGTCAACGCTGCCGTGAGTGAACTAAAAAGTTTCAAACAAGAACAAAAGAAATCTCTCCTCAACAAAAGAAGTATGCTAAACGAGTGATATACTTTAAGTATGGACAATCCTCAAAACAGGGATATAACAGGGCGCAACCCAGATGGTACTTTTGCTCCCGGAGTAAGCGGTAATCCCGGCGGGAGACCAAAGAATACTCTCAAGAATTATCTTGCTCGGAAGTTTGATGAGATGACTGATGAACAAAAAGACGCGTGGCTACTAGAACACAAAGTTCCCGGCGATGTTCAATGGAAGATGGCTGAAGGTAATCCTGCTCAAGACAATACGCTTTCTAACCCTGACGGAAGTCCTTTTGTTCTCCAGCTCATGAAATATGCAGACGATACAGATTCCCTACCAGTACCGCCCGAAGACGTATCAGCTTGAGTATCTCAAGGCTCCTCAACGCTTTAAGATATGCGTGTGGCATCGTCGTGCCGGCAAGTCAAAGACTGCTCTCAATGAACAAATAAGAAAGACCCAGCTTAAAAAGGGTGTCTATTATGTCTTTGCCCCTACCTATAGACAGGCTAAGTCTATTTATTTCGATACGCTTGTTAAAGAGCATGTTCCCCGTGAAATCGTAGAGAAGATTAATGAATCAGAGCTAGCTATTTATTATAAGAACGGGTCAATCCAACGATTTGCGGGCTGTGAAGATGTAGATAAACACCGAGGAATAAACCCAATAGATGTCATCTTTGATGAGTTCAGCGAGGAACCTGAAGAGATTTGGACGGCGGTCATACAGCCTGTGCTCCGCGAGAACCACGGTACGGCCACGTTTATCTTTACGCCTAAGGGGAAGAATCATAGTTGGCGGCTACTTCAAATGGCGAGGGATAATCCCGCAGAATGGTTTACCAGTGTTAAAACAGTTGCAGATACTGATACTTTCACCAAGGATGAACTAGAGGAGATTAAACGTAATACTCCCCAAAGTTTATATGAACAAGAGTATATGTGCTCGTTTGTCGAAGGGGCAGGGCAATTCTTTAGACGTATAAGACAAAATACCTATGAACCGAAACCGCTCCCAGACAACGGAGACTTCCAACTCGGCGTCGACCTTGCAAAGTATCAAGACTGGACAGTCATCACCCCGTTTAATCTCAACTTCTTTATCGTCTATCCCCAAGATAGATTCAATCAAGTTGATTGGAATCTGCAAAAAGCTCGGATTGAAGCTACGGCGCGGCGACACACTTCGGTTGACGGTAACCAGTCGGCCCTCATCTGGCCCGATTCTACGGGAGTTGGTGACCCTGTTGTCGAAGACCTCAAAGCAAGAGGATTAAGGATAGGCGGCGAGAACGGCGAAGGCTTTAAGTTCACTGAAACGTCCCGACTCAATCTACTCAACAACCTCGCCATTCTATTAGAGCAAGACAAGATTAAGATACCAAACGACGAAGGATTAATAGGTGAGCTAGAATCGTTTAAATATGAGCTTACCGAGCGCGGGAAGATTAGAGTAGGCGTACCAGAGAATATGCACGATGACCGTGTGATGTCCTTAGCTCTAAGCGTATGGGGCGCTACTGAACGAGTCAGACCAGACCCATATCAGGTAGCGAGAGTCCTATCTAATAGGGCTGAAGTAAAGAGTTTCAAATGATAATTAAGCTCCATGAGTCTAAATTGTTCACGGTAGATACTGCCGTCAGATTCTCAAGAGAATACGGCTGCTCGCCTAAGCTATGGAACGACATATGGAGCAAATACCTCAACGGCTACGATGAATACGTCCTTGCGGGGTATTTCATGTATAAGACGAATAAAAGAATCAGGGCATCAGTGATTAAACGATGGCTTGTCATGACCGAAATCTACTGTAGAGCTAATCACGTAATGCTTATGGGCGTACGTGTAGTGCAGTCTGAATACTTCGGGCAGTATGAAGCCGCTGTGCTTAAAGAGGTATTACGCAACATGAAATCTAGTATTAAGTCAGACTCACGAATTATATTGTAAATAAGCCATATAATCGATTTATGTATATTAAAACACACCATTTCCACAGCCTATTTGCTAGAGTCAAGTCATGGCTGATTCGCCTATTGTCGAGACTCCACCCATCCCAGAGAATATCTTCTCCCAAATCAGAAAGGAGCAGATTGACTTCATGTACAACTGGATATCCATCGTCCCCGGCTATCCGTTCAATCAGTACTACACCATCAAACGCTGTCATCTATACCTTAACTCCAAGTTCGAGGACGGACAGCAGTACAACGGGCGGGACAAGATTTTCTTTAACATAGTCATCCCGCCGTGCGAGGTGGCGATGCGAATGCTCAATATTGATACTAAGAACATTCGTTTGTGGCCTTTAGCCCCTAAATCCTATTTCAGCACTTACCTTCTTGAGAAGGAGATGCGATTCTGGCTCAAGAAGCACAAACTAGGCCAAATACTTAACCAGCTTGCCGCAGAAGCTCCTCGATTCGGCTCGGTAGTCCTTGAGAAGACCCCTGATGGAGCTAACGTCGTAGACCTTCGTAGACTCATCCTCGACCCGACTGTAGACAAGATTCAGGACTCACGCTTTGTAACCACCATTTCTTACATGACGCCCACGCAAATGCGTGAGGCTAAGAACTTCGACCAGAACGAAGTAGAGACGGCCATTGAGCGGTTCTCGAATCAAAACACTCAAGAACCGTATGAAGACCAGTACGTGAACGTTAACGTCATGCGTTCTACTCCGTACATCAAAGTCTTCAAGCGGTACGGCGAAGTCCCAGCGTATTGGCTCGACGACAAGCTCGTTAAGGGAACAAAGAAAGGCGATGCACTCGTGAAATCAGTCTTTATCGTCGCGGGAGCGGATTGGACAGCTAAGAATAACGACGGAAAGCCTATCGGAGACCTCGGCGTAATCCTCTTCAAGTCTAAATGGGTCAAAGACTGGCCGTTCAAAGACTTCCACTACATGAAGACGAAGGGCAGGTGGCTCGGTATCGGTATCACCGAGATGCTCTTTGACGTTCAGGTACGCGTGAATGAGATGAAGAACCAGAAGCGCGTCGGCATGGAGATTAGCCAAATGCATCTCTATCAGACGAAGGATAAGTCTATCGTCCGCAACGTCCTCACTGACCTCCAAAGCGGAGACATGATGATTAGTGCTAACGGTATCGAGCCGATTAACAACTCACAAGCACGCTTTAGCGAGGCTGAGTTCAAGAACGAAGAAGACTCTTATAATAACCAGACCGATAAGCTTTCTTTTGCCTATGAAGCACTACGCGGAGACACGGGAGATGCGTCGACGCCGCTCGGCACCACGCAGATTGCAGTCGCTCAAGGCACCTCAGTCTTCGCCTTTAAGAAAGAGAATCTCGCACTCTTTTTGCAGGAGTACTTCAATGACCTTGTTTTGCCCCAACTGCTGCGTGACTTGAACGCAGACCACATCATGCGGTTCACGGGAAACACTCAAGAACTGCAAAAGCTAGACCAAGCAGCGTCTGAGGTATATGCAAACGACTTCATCAAGCAGCAGATACTCTCAGGTAAGGCTCCCATGCAGGAAGATTTCGAGGCGGCTAAGCAGAAAGCCGTTCAAACCTATCAAAAGCTCGGTGAGAACCGTTTTCTCAAGATAAAGAATGCCTTTTATGATGATGCAGAGTTCGAGTTCGACTTCCTCATCACTAATGAACAGGCAGACCCCGCTAAGATGGCGACCAATATCCAAGCGGTACTTGCGGAAGTAGGTAACATCAACCTCGATGACCCCCGTATCAAGCTTCTCTTCGGAAAGCTTTGCGAACAACTTGGTATCTCTCCCGCAGAGCTTGAGCTCGCAGACCAGCAAGCACAGCAACAACAGCAGCAGCAGCAAGTACAGCCAGGTGAGCAGCCACCCGCACCTGGCGGGAGTCAGTTGGGTGGTGGGTTCAGTGCGAACTCGCTCTTACGCATTGCAGGGCGTGGTCAGCCTGCGATACCGAGCGTACAGAGTCTTAGCAAAATCTAACAATTGAGTATGAGTGGAATTGGAGAATGGAATCTTGAGACAGGCGGTACGCTCGGTGAAGGCTCCGAGCAATCGCCCGTTATGTATCCCCGCTCTGAAGTCGATAGGGCGCAGTCCAACAACAATAAGGGCGGCGCATCGGTAGACTCAGGCCCAGGGACGGTGAAATACGGTGTCGGCCCCTATCCCGAAGCGGAAATTGCGCCTGAGGATGAAGCTGACATGGAAGGTTCAGGCACGGCATGAAGGACGAAGACCTAAAACTCATTAAGGAGCACTTTCTATCAGACCCTTCGTGGCATCTGGTAGAAGAACTCATCAGAAGCTACATCAATCCACTTGAGAGTGTATTGAATATCCGCGCGGATATGTCCAATGATGAGATAGCAACCGAAGTTCGGGGCAGACAAATAGCATATGAGGCTTTGGATAAGTTCCTTGTCGATTCAGGAATAGCCAAGCCGAAAATTAACAGCAAACCAGTAGGATTCAACTAACATGGAAAAAGTAACCCCACGGAATAACCCAAGTGATGAGATGGTAACGCAAGACCAACAGGTCAAGCAGCCCGTCTATATGCCGACCGCAGACAACGCGGCAGGGAATGAATCAGGTACTACCACGCTTATTAGCGGCGGAGACCATACCGTTCCCTATTCAGGCAATAACTTGGGTATCAATATCAGTGCTTCGGCAGAGAACCGCTCCGCCAAGTTCAAGTACGGCGAGGGCGGCCCGTCTCAAGAGGTTCCCGAAGCTGGGCGTAATCAATACCAATAGTATGCCGCTCTACAAAGGTGCAAAGAATGTAGGTAAGAACATCAAAACCGAGATGGCTGCGGGTAAACCCCGCAAACAGGCGATAGCCATCGCGCTCAGCGTTAAAAGAAAGAATAAAAACTACAAATAACATGGCTGGAGTAAATATGCAGGGAGATGAGGGAATGGAAGTGAAGACACAGGGCGTACCGCGCATTGGTGGTGAAGCTGCTTCTAAGTATTCACCTGATGGCGGTTCAACGACCCCTGTAGTCGCTTCCGCTCATCTTACCGATGGGCCGCGTGCAGAAGGTGTTGCCTATACCGAAGTTCCAGGAATGGATGTAACCACACAAGGCTATCCCGCAGGAACTGACTTCGGTGAAGCAAGTAACCCGCTTCGCTAAGAGCGCGACCTAAGCATGTCGTTAAAAGGTTCCGCTTGGTAGTAAGCATTAATCTACCACCGGCACAAGGCCATAATCTTGCACAAACATATGTCTGAACAAGACGCGGTAACGGGAGCCACAAATCTCGACGAGACTCAGCTCGAAGCACTGAGAGAGGGTATTGATGACCCTGTCGTTCTTAAACAGCAACTTGCAAAGGAAGCTGAAGCCCGAAGGCAACTGACGGCGAGAGCGAAAACAGCAGAGCAGGAGAAGCGTGATGCACTCACGAAACTTGCGGAGCTTGAATCAAAGAACATTACACCTAACAATGTGCCTTCAATGGACTCGAAACCTCTTGAAATTAACGATGAGGTGGTCGATTTGAGGCTTGACGGATATAGCAAGGATGAAGTCGCGTGGATTATGCAAAACGGTGGCCGCAAGGCACTTGAGGATAAAACCTCCTACACCTCGATTGCTATCAATGCAAAGAGAGAACAGCAACGGGCAGAACAGGCAGCAAGCCAAGTTACCGATACGTCTGGTCAATCTGAGATTGAAAGGAAATACACGAAAGAACAACTTGCAAATATGTCCGTAAAAGAATTGGAGGCCATATTGCCTCGCAACAGTTAAGAACTAACTGTGCTGAGGTGAATGAAATAAATGACTACAACTACACTCGCCCAAGGTGCTAACCCAGGCCTCACAGCGACCATGCAGCTGTACTATGACCGTGTCTTCTTGACCCGCGCCATGGTAGAACTGCGCCACGACTTCGGTGCACAGTTACGCCCTGTTCCGATGAACGCTGGTAAGTCGATTGTGTGGACGCGCTTTACGCCTTTGGCTATCGTGACGGCAGCTCTCTCGGAAGGTGCAAACCCGACCGCAGTAGATATGACTGGCTCGAACGTGTCAGCTACGTTGTCGGAATACGGTGCATATACGCAGGTCTCCTCGCTCTACTCGATGACTTCCATAGAAACTGGGCTTAAGGAGCACATTGAGGTTCACGGCCAGAACGCTGGTGAATCCATTGACCAGCTCATCCGTGCGGAACTCGCCACTAACGGTGGTGCAACGGGAGGTTCTATCCAGTTCCCGACGGGTGCGGCGTCTGCGTCTACGTTCTCGAACATCCATGCGACGGACATCCTTACGGGCCTTGAAATCCGCAGGGCAGTCCGCACGCTCAAGACCAACAAAGCCCAGAAGTTCGATAATGGCCTCTATCGAGGTATTCTCGCTTCTCAGGTGGCGATGGACTTGATGGGTAACTCGGAATGGCTCGATGCTCACCGCTATACGACTTCGGATGCAATTGAGCGCGGTGTCGTAGGTAAGCTTCATGGCGTCGAGTTCGTGGAAACGAACAACCCGTCCATCGTGCTTTCTACGGGCTTCTCGACTTCGGCAACGAACGTCGCAGACACCTTCTACACCTATGTCTTCGGTAAGAACGCATATGGCGTTGTCAACCTCGCTTCTATCTCTGCACCTAAGGTGTACGTGAAGAATCCGAGCGGCAACTCCACCGATAACCCTCTCGACCTCTTCTCAACCGTCGGTTGGAAGATGCCGTTTGCTGTTAAGACCCTTAACACGAACTGGATTGTCGTGATTGCTACGGGTGCTACTGACCAGACTCGCGCAAGTTAATCCACACCTATACCCTTTACTTCTAGAGGTAATAGGTATAATGGGGAAACGATTGCTCTCGGGTTGGTTACCTTACACACCCAACCCGAGAAGTAAGGGAGTAATCGTTCCACATGAAACAAATAAACATCTCAACATTCACGTACAAAGGACAAGACTTTGATGTTTTAGTGCATAAGAACAAAATCTCATATATCTTTGAGTTGAACGGTGAGCGATATGGGAATGCCGTCGAAGTGAAAGGGCGTAAGAAAGAAGACGTGGTCAATGCCTCGATGAATCTATTACTAAACTTCATTGAAACCTATGAAGCAGCAACAGGAAAATAAGGTGGTGGTACTGCCGCCGCCGCTTCTCTTTGAGAACAAGCTCTCGAACAAGTACGACCTCATTCTTAACCTCAAATGGGGTAAGTTCGAGAAAGAGATTAAGGTAAGTAGGGAGCAGGGACGATTTACCTATGAGCTTCTAAAGGGTATAAACCAAGCCCTGCTTGAAGGTTCAGAAAGTTACCTATGAATGCCCAAGAGTTTGAGGTTGTTATTAGAAAGATAGACCCTAACTTTAGTGTGGCCGAGAACCCGAACCGACCGGGACTCTCTAATATCTTTTATAAGGGGAAGAACTATGATTTACCCGTCATCTCAACCAGTCTCATTAAAGACATTGTAGACCCTACCCATCGCTATCAGTTCCCGAACGGGATGTTTGCGCGTATGTGGTCTCAAGGTGAGATTACGGATAGACTTACCCAGTTTATTAAAGACTACAAAAACGGCGTCTATGAAGGAGAAGACTAGAGTTCTTTTAACGGGTGCGGGAGGTGCGATAGGCATTCATATGCTCGCCCACATCTTTCATAACACCGATTGGGAGGTGGTAGCGACCGATTCATTCAGGCACAAGGGCTATCCCGATAGGATAGCGTTACTGTTTGTCGAGCATCCTGAGTGGCGTGAGCGGCTAGAAGTTATTGTCCACGACCTTAATGCGCCGTTTACCGAGCGGGAGATGAAAAAGATGGGCAACATAACCCACATCATCAACCTCGCCTCCATTTCAGACGTTCAAGCCTCTATAGACGACCCCGTTCCTACGGTACGAAACAACGTGGAGCTTATGCTCAATATGCTTGAGCTTGCGCGGGCTATTAAGCCGAAGACCTTTCTTCACTTCTCGACTGATGAGGTATATGGCCCCGTAACTAAGGAATCTAAAGGTCATAAGGAGTGGGCATCTATTAAGCCCTCTAACCCCTATTCAGCGTCTAAAGCAGCACAGGAAGCTATTGCGTTTGCATGGTGGCGTTCATTTGATGTTCCGCTCATCATCACGAATACGATGAATAACTTTGGGGAGACGCAAGCACCTTCTAAGTTTCCCGCGATGATTCAGAATTGTCTTCAGCACAATAAGCCGATACCGATACATGTTGCTAAGAACGGGGAAATAGGAACGCGGCACTATATTCATTCAAGAAATGCGGCTGATGCCGTTCTGTTCATACTCAATAACATCCCTGTAGTCCATCATAAGCCGCTTGCGATAGACGAACCGCTCCGCTTCAACATAACGGGCGACCTACAGATAGATAACCTAGAGTTAGTTAAGATAATTGCTACCTTGATGGGTAAGGAATACTCGACGGAGATGGTGAACTTCCATGAAGCAAACCCTGGGCATGACCTCCACTACGGCCTTGATGGTACAGCACTCAAGGAAGCCGGATGGAAGTCTCCGCTCTCGTTTGAGGAGAGTATGAAAAACACTATTGACTGGCAGACCGCTAACCTTGAATGGCTATGAGATGGAAGCTCTATAACTGGTTATTGAAAAAGGCTGATAGATATTTCGGGGAAAGAATTATCTATGGGCATCTTTCTTCAATGGGGATAGATAATCTATGTAAAATGGCTGAAGCAAATCGCGCTACTTATGGCCACACCAATTACCGTTATCTGGCTTTGCATTTAAAGTCGTATCCTTTATGAAAGCCAATCGCATATTTATCATTCCGTGGGGAGATTCGAATATAGCGTCCTCCCGTCTTCGAGTATGGAATGTGCTGCCGTTCATGAAGAACACGAAGATAGGGCCGCCAGACCACTATAAGAAAGGCGATGTCCTTATCATTCAGAAAGCCTTGCGCCACGATGAGCTAGAGAAGGCCCAAGCCGAAGGCGCAAAAGTCATCTATGACATAGACGATAACTACATGGACAAAGCGGACTTTGTCCGTATGTCCGAGGATGCTGATATGGTCACGGTCGGGTCGTCTTTCTTTCATAGGTATTACCCTGAAGCTCCCGTTATAGACGACTCTCTCGATTGGGACGGTACAAAGAAGGAGGACTATAACAAGTCCAATCTCGTCGGGTGGCATGGCTACGGTAACTACTCCTACATTAACGCTATAGCCCCTGTATTCGAGCAAAAAGGTATGCGGGTGAGGACTATCGTAGGGAAAGAGTATCTCGGCCACTACGGGCGTTATGACGCCTTAGAATGGAATCTAGCGACGATAGACAAGAATCTTGCTGAGTGTGATTTCGGGGTGATTTACCTCCCTGAAGACGATTTCTCGCAAAGTAAGGGCATGAACAAGCTTATTAAAGGTTGGGCTATAGGACTTCCCATGTTCTTCTCCTACACCCCTGAGTACGACCGCGTGATTAACGAATCGGGTATCAGAGGATTTATGACCCGCAACTGGGACACGCAGGACTATACGAAGAAATGGGTTCCTGAAATGCGTGAGTATGCCCTCAAGTTCCACCCGAAGCGGATAGCGAAGCAGTGGATGGATGCAATTAAACTCCTATGATTAAAGTATATTTCGTCAATGGGGAGATAAAAGACTTTGATAGTGTTGAACTATCTGGTGATTTTTTGGTCTGCTTTTGTGAACAGGCCATCCCGAATAAGTGGTCAGCAGATGTGATTGCTCTAAAAGTAATCATGAGATACGAACGCATATGATTATCCGCCTTGGAGTAGGAGATACGGCAGAAAAGCAGGAAGGCTTTCTGAACGTAGACATTCGACCGCTTTCTAACATAGATGTCGTTGCAGACGCGGCCAATCTTCCGTTTAAGGATGAGGAGCACGATGGTATTTATACGAGAAATCTCGTTGAACACTTTGGTCGTCATGAGATAGATGCTGTTTTAAGGGAATGGGCACGGGTACTAAAATCAGGCTCCATTCTTTTTATCGAGACAGTAGATGCAGGAAGAACGATGGATGTATGGCGCAAAATACCTACCGAAAATTGGATGGACGGCATTCTCGGCGCACAGACCTACCCTGAGAACTTCCATAAGATGGCCTTTACTGAAGAACTTATGATAAAGAAGCTTGCCGACGCAGGGTTCAATGTAACCCGCTTTGAGACCGTTGTTCATCGTGAAATACCCCGCATGAAAGTGTGGGCAGAGAAGATATGAAGATAGACCTCTTTAGAAGCACGACGGCGGGAGATGAACTCAAGAACTTCTTAGAAGTGATGGAGAGCGGGTGGTGGGCACAAGGAGCGAAGGTAAAGGAGTTTGAGAAAGAATTCGCTAAACTTTGTGGTGCTAAGTACGCCGTAGCAACTAATTCATGTACTGCTGCGCTTGACATAGCCGTCCGCATAGCTCCGCTAGGGAAAGAAGTCACTGTTTCCCCATTTACGTTCATCTCCTCAGCACTTTGCGTGATTAACGCGGGGAAGAAGGTGAAGTTTGTTGACATAGACGAGTATTCTATGTGTACCCGTGAGGCTGATATACAAGTTTTGTATGGAGGAAATGACTTTGGGAAGGGAATTATCTATGACATGGCGCACTCAGGGGGCGAGAAGCATAAAGGTCTCATCTCGTGTTGGTCGTTCCATGCGGTTAAGAACCTTCCTACAGGGGACGGCGGGATGCTTACGACAAATGACCCAAAGCTTTACCGCAGGGCTAAGGCTCTCTCATGGTGCGGGATAGATAAAAACACATTCGATAGGTCGGGAGAACGCTATTCGTGGGACTATAACATTCAAGAACCCGGTCTTAAGGCAAATATGAATGATGTAACTGCTGCTATAGGGCTTGCCCAAATTAAAACCGTGAAGGAGCGGAACGCATATAGGGCAAAAGTAGCTAAATGGTACGATAAGTATCTTTCTCCGAGCATAAAGCGCCCTTATCCGAGTAAGACGTGGCATCTATACACGATTCGTGTCCCTAACCGCGATGGTCTTTATGATTACCTAGCAGAAAAAGGTATCTCCGCAGGTCTTCACTACAAACCGCTCTATAAGTACCCTTTCCTAAAGACAGACGAGCAATTCCCCGTTACCGAGAAGGTGTTTAAGGAGATTATCTCTCTCCCTATGCACGTAGAGCTTACCGAAAAGGACGTAAAGTACGTCTGCGACGCTATAAACACATGGATATCACGGTAGTCACGAGTATTACGGGCGGCAAGGATGAGCTTATCGAGACTCACAAACGGGGTAAGGCTAAGTTCGTGTGCTTTTCAGACAAACCGTTCGAGTCCTCTTTGTGGGAGTATCGTCCCGCCTACGATAAGTTCAAAGACCCTCGTAGAAACTCTAG